TAAAAACAGCGGTCACTGGCAAAGTCAAACCAGGATCTAAAGCTGCTAAAAGACGTAAATCATTCTGCGCGAGAAGCGCCGGTCAAATGAAAAAGTTCCCTAAAGCTGCTAAAGATCCTAACTCAAGACTAAGACAGGCCCGTAGAAGATGGAAATGTTAAGGAGAAAAATATGCCAGGAACTATGAAAAAACCAAAAATGATGGGTGGTGGTATGATGAGAAAAGATACCATGATGAAAAAAGGTGGAAAGATCCCTCCACAATTAAAAAAATTCGTTATGGCTAAAAAGAAAAAAGCCAAAATGAAAAA